GTAGCCGTCGTTGCGCTGCATGTCCAGCGCACGCGCGTCCATCTGGTGCTTCTCGCGCGTGATGTGCGAGTCGGCGGACGCGATGGGGGCACCCCACGACGCGAGTTCCTGGCCGACGCGGCGCGCGCCCTCGTAGCCGCCCATCGCGGACGGGGCGAGCGGGGCGGTCTCGGCGGTCTTGGTCTCGGGCGTGTCGGTCATCGGGGCCTCAGAAGAACGGCATCAGCGGGCGCGGATTGCGCGGGAAGCTGGCGCCGGCGGCGACCTGGGCCTCCAGCGACATGATGTACTGGCGCAGGCGGTCGGCGTTGGCCGCCACGAACTCCACCCGCTCGCCGTTTTGGTCCACGATCACCTTCGGGGCCTGGCCGGTCATCAGCAGGTGGTAGGCGCTGCGTGCCGCGGAAAGCTGCTCGTTGAGCGTCATCAGGAAAGCCTCGAAGCCAAGTCTGCGAGGGCGTTATAGAGACCCGAGTCCTTCGCCACAACCGGCGCGGCGGGATCGACGGACTTCGGCGTGAAGCGCGGGTTCTTCTCCGGCACTTCGGCATACGACGGCGGCGAATCCCAATTGATCCGATCCACCTTCTTGTGGACGCACAGGCCGACCGCGTAGGTGCACAAGTCCCACGCCTCGTTTCGAGCCTTCGCAGGATTCTCCCAGCCCTTCGGAGTGCGGCGTTCGGAGCACATCTCCTCGTAGAACTCGTCCGGCAGCCAGTCGGCCCACTCGATGCTGCCGCCGTCACTCGTCGAGCGATCCAGCATCGAGTTCAACTGGTCCTTCAGGATGTCCACGTTGAGCATCAGCACCGGAATCTCGCCACGGGCTTGCGCCTTGCCGTCCTTCTTCTGTGCGTCGGGGTAGCTGATTCGCGCGCGCGGCGCCGTCGGGTGCTTCTCGCCCTTGATGAGTTGGAAGCGGCTGTGCTCGCCACTGCCTTCGCGCCGCAGCTTGCGGTAGAAGTCGTAGGCGTTCGCAGTCACGCCAGCGCGGCCGCCAGAGTCGCAGCCGATGAACGCAATGCCGAGCGTGCCGGAACCATCCGCCATCGGGTACGTGCGCTCGATGACCTGCTCGTGCACCAGTTCCCAATCTTCGAGGAACGCGGCGGGCTTCACCCACAGCGTGTCGCCCTGCTCGTCCTTGCGCTTCGACTTCCGAATCTCGAAGCGATCCATGACCGTGAGGCGGAAGGGCTCGTCGCCCAGGCCAGGGCCGACACCGAAGACCTGAACGACCCACTGGTTCTTCTGCACGTCGGCCGTAGCGATGAGGAAGCGCACGCCGGCCGGCACCTCGCGCTCGGGCAGGTTCGCCGCGCGGTCCTTCAACTCGTCGGGCACGCGCGAGACCTCGCTGCCGCGGAGGTAGTAGGGCTCGCCCTGGTCGGTGTTGACCGTGGACTTCAGCGCCTCCTGCGAGCCCGTGCGCTGGAACTCCTGCTCGGCCAGCAGGTAGCGGCTCACCAGGTCCTTCCACGACGCGAACGTGGCCGCAGGCCCCTTCAGCCAGAACGACGCGATGTCGGAGCGGAAGGGCTTGCCCACCAGCGTGCCGTCCTTCAGCAGCGTCTCGCCGTCGCGCACCCACCGGCCGCGCAGGTTCAGCGGGTGCTTCATCTCCGGCGGGATCAGCGCGGCGCAGTGTGGGCACATCAACTGTGCGGCCTCAGCGGCCTCCAGGATGTCGCTGGTCTCGGGCCACTTCAGCAGCGAGAACTCGGGCTCGAACCACTCGTTGCAGTGTGGGCACGGCCAGTACCACCGGCGGCGGTCGCCGCGGTTGTAGAGCGCGAGGATGCCGCTGCACGGCGGGGCCTCGTGCGGCGAGCGCCGCAGCCAGCGCGGGTTCTCGACGATGCGGCCGGGCGAGGACTCGACGAACGTCATCGCGGCGCTGCCGAACGTCGTGGTGCGCTTGCGCGCGAGGTCGAAAGGCGAGCCTTCCTTGTCCACGTTGTCGGGCATTCGGTCGTAGTCGGTGAGGAACACACGACCAACCGGGCGGCCGGAGAGTTCGTTAATCGACGGCCACGAGAGCGTCAGGATCATTCCCGACGTGTAGTATTTGTCGAACACGTTGTCGCTGTCGCCGGACGGCATGAGGCGAGAGCCGACTTCCGGCGAATGGGTGTGCAGTCGGTCGATTCGGCGGCGCGAGAAGTCACGCGCGCTCGTCTGCGAGGTCTGGTAGACGATGAAGTCCGCCGGATCGCACACGATGGTGTGCGCGATGAAGTTGATACCAGCGTCCGTCTTGCCGCACTGCGCCGGAGCCGCAAAGACCACGGCGTTCTGCGTGCGAGACGAGAGCGCGTCCTGAATATCAACGAGGTACGGCGTGGTCTCGTTCAGCCACGGGCCGACGTAGCTGCCGGGGTTGTTGAGCATCCGGTACTTCGCGGCGGACTGGCTGACGGTGCTGCGCTCCGGCGGCCGCAGCGCGTCGTCGGCGAGGCTGCACACCATCTCGCCCAGGGTGGCGTATTCACGAATGCCAGACATCACAGGCCCCCAAACGGATCGTCTTCTTCGCCACCGCCGTCGCTGCGGATCGTCGAGGACGGCGGGCCGTTCTCGAAGATTTCGTCGCGATCAGACTCCGGGTCGTAGTTCTTGAACTGCTCGATGATCGCGCGGTGGATGTCGTCCAGCAGGCCGTCGCCCATCGCCTGCACGATGCGGCGCTGTTCTTCGGTGAGGCTGGTCTGGCGCTCCACGGTGTCGGCAAACAGCACGATGCGTTGACGCACAGTCTTGAACAGGCCGGCGACGACCTGCTGCACCTTGAAGGTGTGCCACAGGTGCTTCGCGTCTTCCATGAACTTCAGGCGGCCGTTCTGCGCGTCCCAGAACGGCTTCTGGAGCGCCTGGGGCATGTCGCGCGGGCGCATCCGCTTGAGGTAGTCCTCAATGTCGATGACCGGCCGCACCAGGTAGGGCGCCGCTTCGTGGAGGTGGTAGCAGGGCGACCCGCGCCGGCTCTTGCCGCACGGCTTGAGGTTGCCGATGCGCCGGCGCACGGCGTCGCGCTCGATGTGGAACAGGTGGCCCAGGTCGGAGACGGTGACGCCGGCGAACAGCCGGGCGCGCGCATCGGTCGCCGTGGTGGCTTCGCCGAGAACCGAGTCGTCGTCGAGGTCGAAGTCGTCCTGGTCCTCAACGGCCACGCAGTCGCTCCCGGACGATCTCGTTCAGCGCCGCGGCGTCCATCGCCAGCAGCGTCTCGGCGTGCTTCCGCACGTAGTCCGGGATGGGTCGGCCGGTCTTCATGTGGCAGTAGCCGGAGTACCCCACCCCAAGCACGCGCGCGCACTCGCTGGGGCCGCGCAGCAGGTGGCTCTCAAGTCGATGCAGAATCGTATCCATCTGGCCGTTATACGGCCCGGCTGGAGGCCGTCAAGCCACGTAGGCAAGGCGCTTCTTCATCGCCGCCAGCAGGCCCTCCTGTGCCGCATCCTTGCGCGCCAACACGGACATCACGGTCTCGTCGATGGTGCCCTTCGCGATGATGTGGTGCGCGAACACGGGCTTCTCCTGCCCCTGGCGGTGCAGGCGCGCGGTCAACTGCTGGTACAACTCCAGCGACCAGGTGAGCCCGTACCAGACGAGGTGGTTGCCGCCGTGCTGGAGGTTCAGGCCGTGGCCGGCGCTGGCCGGGTGCACCAGCAGCACAGGCACCTCGCCGCGGTTCCAGCGGTCGAGCAGGCGGGTGTCCTTGCCGAGCGCGACGGCCTGGGGGAACTCGGCCAGCAGGCGGTCGCGGTCGCTCTTGAAGCTGTAGGCGACGAGCACCGGCGACTGCGCCTCGTCGATGATCTGGCGCAGCGCCTCGACCTTCTCCGAGTGCACCGCGTGGACGTTCTTGTCCTCGTCGTAAAGCTGGCCGTTCGAGAACTGCATCAATTTCGTCGCGAGTGCGGCGGCGGTGACGGCCTCGATCTCCGTGTCGGCGTCGATCTGCATCACGAGATCGCGCTCGAACTGATCGTAGGCAGCCATCAGCTTGTCGTCGAACTCGACGACGTGCTTTCGCACGATGAGCGGAGGCATCTTCAAATAGTCCTCCTTCTTCATCGTCATCGTGATGTCGTCGATGTGATGGTGGATGACTTCCTTCGCGCCCTTCTTCAGCGCGAACTTGTAGCCGTCGCGGTCAAGCTGGTCGAAGTACCGCGTCTTGTAGCCCGTGATCGTCAGGCCCAGGCGGCGGCCGCCGTCGAGGATGTAGAACTGGCTCCACAGGTCGATGTAGTTGTTGGGTGCCGGCGTAGCGGTGAGTTCGATCACGCGGTCTGCGCGCGCGGCGATGCGGCGCATGACCTTGAACCGCTCGGTCGCGCGGCTCTTGAACATCGACGACTCGTCGAGAACGATCAGGTCGTAGGGCAGCTTGCCGCCGAAGAACTTCTCCAGCCAGCCGATGTTCTCGACGTTGATCGTGTGGATCGGCGCAGAGGACTGCGCGGCGCGCGTGCGCTGCTTCACGTCACCGACGACACGCGCGACCTGGAGGTGCTTCAGGTGCTTCCACGCCGCCACCTCGTCGCTCCAGACCTTCTTCGCCACGCGCAGGGGTGCCACGATCAGGACGCGCTTGCACTCGAACGAATCCATCAAATCGGAAATCGCCGTCAGCGTCGTGACCGTTTTCCCGAGACCGAGGTCCATCCAAACGGCACACGAGCGGTGGCGCAAGATGAACTCTGCGCCGTTCCGCTGGTAGGCGTGCATTTCAGAGCGAGAGCGCATCGCCACTCAGTTCGTCGTCGATGATGCGCTTGCCCTGCTCGATGTTGTCGCAGACGTAGACCGTCAGGCCCTTCGCGCGCATCTTCTTGTGCTCTCGAAGCTGGAGCGCGGTCGGCTCCTCTCCCGTTGCCTTGAACTCGATCCAGAAAACACGCGACTCGGTTGCAGGGCGCGGGAAAGCGAAAATGCGGTCGGGCGGTCCACGTCGGCCAGGGCTCGTGAACTTGCGTTGCCACATACCCTTGCGCTCGGCGTAATCGCACACCGACTTTTCGATCTTCTTCTCAAGCATCGGTCACTTCTTGTAGATCGGGGAGATGATGCCTTCCGCAGCGAGCGGGAGGCCGTCTGCCCAGTCAATCGGGTCGGCCATCGCGGAGCAGAGGTCTTCGATGGTGAGCTTGGAGTCCAGCGGGACTTCGCACACGATTTCGTCGTGCACGTGGAGGGCGACCTCGAAGCCCTTCGCGGTCGCGCGCTCCAGGCCCTCCCACAGCACGTCGCGCGCGACGGTTTGGACCAGGTTCTCGGTGATCTTGCCGGGGTGGGTCGCGGTGCGCTCCCACTTCTTCGTGAGCTGATTCTGGTTCATGTAGGTCAGGGTGTCCATCTCCTTGACCTCCTTCACCGTGGAACCGTCGGGCAACGTCTTGGTGAACTCGCGCTTCTTCTTCTCGATGCGCGGCGCGATGTAGTTCAGGCAGCGGCCGTTGGGCAGCTTCACGCGCATCAGGCCCTTCGTGCCGTTGAACACGACGCGGCCCACGCGGATCGTGGTGCACTCGCGCACGCACGCGAACGCGGCGTCGCGCAGCGCGTACCAGAACTGCACGACTTCCGGGTAGGCGGATCGGAACACACGGACAGACTCGTGCGCCTGCTCGCGCGCCATCTTGACGCCCATCGCTTCGGCGTAGCCCCACAGGCCGGTACGAACTATGTCGCCGTTCTTGTTCTCCATCTCGTCGCCGCCGCCGAGCATATAGCCGCAGTTGTGGGCGATCACCGGGCCGAACTCGGTGCGAATTACAAAGCGGAAGTTGGGGCCGGCGTCAAGAATGTCGTAAGTACGCGCCTCGGCAACCGTCCTGCTCTGCGATGATCCGCTCGGCAGAGAACCCAGCGCGCGCTTTGCGAGCCACCGTGCCCGCATCACGGTAGCGCGGGCAAAAGAGGTCGCGAAACTCCACCGCCGTGTACTTACGCCCTTGGTGCTCGATGCTGTGGACGCCGCGGCGATTTCTGCACTGCTCGACGCGAGAAGCGAAGCGGATGTTGCCGCGCTCGTAAGGGCCGTCGTTGTCGATCCGGTCCGCTTCGAGAGAAGGGTCGTAGCTGCCCGGCAGAGAAGCGCAATACGCGACGAAATCTTCCGCAGAGGAAAAACGGCACTCGATTCCGCGGCCGGCGTAGCTCGCGTGCGGACGATTGCCTCCGACGCAGCGCGCGCGAATCGCGTAGAAGCGATTCGAGATGCGCTCGACGAAAACACGGTCGAGACCGAGCGACGAAGCCATGCTGCCGAGGAGTTCACGGATTCGGCGATTCGCGCAAGGCACGCACGACTTGCTTTTGCCGCCGTCGAGATTGGCAGGAAAGACAAGCGCACGAACTCCGCAGGAACAAACGCAAAAGTAGTAATACTGCGAGCGCAATCGGGATACGACACGTTCGACGCCTTCAACAGTCCACTCGCCAACGCGTGTGCCGACCGGAAGGAACTCGCGTCGCGGGCCACGTGCTGCGCCTCGC